AAAGGCTCGAATTTGGAGGCCGTTTGCTCCTGGTAGATAGCGAGCTTGTTGAATTCGAAGATCCGCCCAAGAGTGGCTTTCGCCTTCTTGACCATATTCTTCGCATCTTCAAAAACAATTCGTGCCTGGTCACGGGTGGTTGCAGCGGAATAAACCTCCGCACCGCCCTCGCCGTCGGCACCAGCCATATAAAGCCCCACGCCGGAGCAAAGCGTTGATTTGGCATTTTTACGGGCCACCTCAACATCTGCTGTACGGAAGCGCCGAACCATTACTGGACGACCGCTGCCGTCGTTACGCAAAACGGTTTCTCCCGTTTCCTCGTTAACCAGCGGGATCACGAAACCAAAAATATTAATCAGGATGAAAACGTGCCAGTCCATCAGCTCAATAGGCTGCCCTGCCAGTGCGCCTTTTACGTGAGGTACAAAATTATAGAAATTCAGAATGTGCTGCGCGCGCGGTTCACTGAAGAAAATACCGCGCTCTTCGCCGTGTGCCAGATCGTCAAGAAAACGCTGACAGGCAAGGCGCACATACTCACAGGCAATAATTTCCCCCGCCACTACCCTCTCGGCGTAGCGGATGCCTTCTGCAACCTTAGCCATTAATCCCTCGCTTTCATAAACTCGGCCAGCGGATCAACCGCTTCAGGACCTTTTGCATTCACTTTCGATCGGCTGGCTGGAGTCATGCCGAACTCACCAAGCATGGCACGCAGACGTTTCCAGGCATCAGCTTTCATGATGGCGGCGGGGTGAGCCTTGATCAGCACATCCCCGCTCTGCGTTTCGGTCCGGTAGGTGTAGCCCTCAACTTCAAGCGTGTCGCAGTGATGCCGGTATTCGGTATAGGCCTCAACCAGCAGCTCAAGGGCTCTGGCATCAAGCTGAGACATCACACCGATAGCATCAAGCTCGTCGGCCATCCGTTTAAACCAGTATTTCCCCTGCTTGTCGAAATGCTTCGGCGTTGGGGGTACCCCTGAAGGGGGTTTGGGTTCGTTCTCATTGATCGGGCGTTTAGATGGGTTACCCCTCACCAAACGTAGATGGGTCGGGGTTTTCGGTGGTCCAGACATAATCGAAAACTCCTATTAATCATCGAGTGGGGGACCCCATAAAAAAGTTTTCTAACCTGCGGCGATGTGAAAAGAGGTTAGGCGGCGGTCCTTTGGCGCGTCGTTCCTTAACTTTCAACCCGCCCTCCCCTCGGTTGATTCAAATGAGAACTTATGTCATTTGAGTCTTTCAACCGCTGTCTTCGCCCTGTGGCAAGGCTTACATAGGCTTTCGAGGTTGGACAGGTCATCAATCCCCCCATTTGCTTTGGCAGTGATGTGGTCCACGGTCTCAGCGGGTGTATACCTTCCATTTCGCAGGCATTCCTGACAAAGGTGTTTATCTCTGTCGAGAACGATTGGGCGCAGCCTGTCCCACTTGCTGCCATAACCTCGCTGATGCCTGCTCTGTCCTCGCTGATGCTGCTGCCAGCCTTCGTTAAGGTGCTTGGGACAATAGCCTGAGCGGTCTGTGGTTGTGCCAGGACAGCCACGCTTGCGGCATGCTCTCGGTATTAACGCAGGCATCAGGCTAACCTCCACGCCCGGCGGCGTTCTGTTCGAGGCGCTGAGTCAGGGTGGCGCTCAACAGGCTCACCATCTGCATGGTCCACCAGCGAGTAACACGGATAAACCACAGCGCCGCCATAGGCATCCCCCACTGCATAGTCGGCTGGCTTACTGCTGTCCCATCGAGACAGGACTCGTTCAATATGCTGAGGAGGTACGCTATAACAAACGCCGTGTATCAGACGCGGCAGTATGATGTAGTCAGCCTGAGTCTTATCAGCAACTATCAGCCGTTCGGCTATCTGCATTTGGTACTGTGGTGGGCGACCAGTGCCAAGGTAGAAACTAATCAAGGAATCGGGGAAGCGTTTTAGCCAGCTCGTGACTGGAGTGAAGAACAAGTCCACTGGCATCGCATCATCTTCAACAACAACTACCCGGCAGGTTTGTTCTGCTGCCCACTCAAGCGCGCGGCGATGATTCCAGTTCGCGCCGTGGTTATCGTCATCAACCAGCAGATGAGCATGCAGCAGTGCAGCAAGACGTTGTGCAGCCCCTAAGCGGGTATGATGGCCGACCACCACAAACTTAATCTCTTCATCCACCAGCAAATCTCCAAGAAAAAAGCCGCACGATGGCGGCTACTGTCTGCATATCAGGATGTTAATCGTTTAGTACAACAGCTAAAGTGATTAGCCTTCTTGGAAGAGGGCTTCTAAGAAAGCGCCAACTCATCAAAAATGCATATAAGGAACTAAAATGACTGATGAAAGACCTGAATTTTCCGCTTTACAAGAACAGCGCAGTACTCAGTTAGAGATTGAGAATTTTGTTCATGCGCTATTGATTAAAATGCTGCTGGCGAAACTTCCGAAAACAGACCAAGATTCAGTCCTTAAAATCGTTAAGCACGTAGTTGGCCAAGCTACGGAAGATCAGAAAGAGTACAAAGACCTAGCGATGGCTTATCTTGATAAAACATTTCGCATCGCTGATTAGGCATAAATAAAAAAGCAACAAGGTCTGGCAAGGGATGTATTAAGACATAGAACTTGCCAGCTTCTGTTCAAAAGCCCTAAGTAACTTATTAACTACTTATGACGAAACCACGCGGCCTCCTTACCGATACCATCAGTTTTGAATACTGTATGAACCAGAGGGCCGGTGATCAGCCTGTCAGCGAATGACTGCGCGACAATGCCGAACGCCAACATGTCCCCCACTGCGGCGCCAGCCTGTTCTTTCTTCCAGAAACGATAACTCTCAATCCGGTAGTAAAGACGGATGATGCCGTGAGCGAACGCCATTACATCAGCGCGGGTACCACCCAGCAGACCAGCGTTTAGCATCACATCGTTGCGGTGCGCTTCGATGAACTCCTGATAGATACGCTCTGGATGATTCTGCTTTGCCCAGGCGTCAGCGTATGTCTTCGGTTCTGAACCGACATACACCTTCCCAGGCTCCATTTCTTCCCACGGCGCGCGGAGCATTTCGACATCAGTACCATCCGTGCACCAGACAAAGCGGTACTGGGGGTTATCACGCAGGTATTGCCAGATATGCAGCCAGCGGCGGAAATAAACGTTCATATCTACCGCAGGTACCCGCACCGTAAGCTGGCCAGGTGGAGAATATTCAAACTCGTCAGCGAGAATGACCGCTTCGCCGCCTTTGATAGATGCGACCCATTTCGCAATAAGCGCCTGCTCTGGCTTCAGCTTGGTGCCGCGCTGCGGATCAGGCTGACTGGTGAGCAGCGTTGTGATAACTACGTCGCGCTGCCGCCGATACTCCACGTAACCGGTAAACCCGGCATCACGGCGTTCGTTGTGGATTTTAACGTTACGCTCCACCAGCGCCTGGCGGTCGGGCCTAGGCACTGAACGCTCTACGGCCTCATGCTCATCGAGAGAATGAATCAGCTTTTCTGAACCGACCACGTCAGCGTAAGCCCACGTAGTCATTCCGGCGTTATGGATGCGCAAGGCGAGATCGCTGTGCTCGTACATGCCGCGACCATAAACCGGATCGAAACCGCCAACCTTCTCGATAGCGCTGCGGTGGTAATACAGCATCACGCCGCGCTGCCCGGTGTAAGCCACATGCTGATCGTCGCGGTAAAGCTCCGAAAGATCATTCAGTTTGTTCGAGCCAGCCAGATCGAGAAACTGGTAAGCTAGGTGTGGCTCGGGTGATTCGATGTATGGCAAGTGCCAGTTATCAGCGATGGGCCAGGCGTCATCATCCCAAAGGAAAAGATGCTCACACCCGGCGTCCATCAGCGCGGTCAAACTGGCGTTCTTCGAATCAACAATGCCGAGTGATGTTTTATGGCGAAGCAGCTGCACAAAGTCAGGTACTTCTACGGCAGGTTCAGAACCATCGTCGATAACTATCAACAGCGCACCGGCTGGCAGGTGTTTAATGTGCTGTTCGAGAGCTCGCTTCAGAACTTCGGCGCGCTGGTGTGTCGTTATTGAAATGCCGATCCGTGTTGGAATCGTGCAGGCTGGAACATACGGAATACCATCAACAGTAACCTGCATTTTTACTCCGATAAAACAAACTTATTAAAATGATATAAAATATCACCTCATATGAACTTCATTGTTAAAAAGGCCACCCTAAGATGACCTATGAATTTTGGGAATTATAAATTTAAAAACCTCAATCCTTGTACATCTTTTTGAAAAGCTACAGCAACATCATGAGGTACTATTAATGTTGTTTCAATGAATGTACAATCCACAAAAGTACAGTTCCCGAAAGCCAGTACTCCAGCGAGATCTACTCTGTTTTTACCTATAGGTAATTTAATGAACTCTCCGCATTCACTGAATTCATTCCTATTAAAAACCCCACCAACAATCAATATTGCCATTGGGCCTTTCAACTTACAGCGCCTGAATGTTTTATTAACATGAGATTCATTCAATGGAAGTCTTAAATCCTCAAGATTAATAACCACGTCAGAAAATGAATCGCTTAGCGGATTAATGTTTGTCTTTTGCTCTGATAAATTTGCATAATATCTTTCCTTGATTGTTAAAAGCTTAGACATTTTATAAAAAAATAACATACAAAAAAATATAAAGGCGCAGACTAGAAAAACTAGGCCATATGCAAGATAACCAATTTTTTTAAAGTATGGGTCCATCCATGCAAGCAAACCTAAAACCCCCGTTCCTCCTAGAGAAATTATAACAAATTGAGCTATTTGATATAGTTTCTCTGCCACAGAAAAGGAGGAGTCAAACTCCTTTAAACCGCTTCTTACACGCTTAAACATAACTTATCCTCAGTGTTTTTGCTCCAATATCACTGAAGAGAAAACATTTTGCAACTTTACCGCTTGTGCTGAATAAAACCATAATGCTCATTTGAAGGCGGGTTATCTGCTTACATTGGGGCAATTAGCCTGCCACGCCTTGTTATGCGCCAGGATGTCGCGTTTTGTCTGCCTGTCCAGTACATCCCAGTCGTGATCCGTACCGTAGATGGGTTTAACCCAGTCGCAAGCCGTGTCTACTACCTCAACCCTTACGGGTCCAGTTGTCCCGCAGCTCGCGATCAACATCGTCGCCAGGCATATGGTTAACAGTCTGCTGTACATTGCTGGCCTCTTTCGTTGCATCTGTCCGGCGTTCGGCTGCTGCGACCGTTGCCGCTGCGTTATCTTCGGTGCGCTGCTGGTCGGCTTTCGCTTTCGCTTTGCTGGTGCCGCGAATATGGCCCAGGCCAAAAGCGCCGGCGATAGCGGAAATCACCAACGCGACCAGTCCGATTATTGTCTCAATACCCACATTAACCTCACACCAGAACTGATTTCGCCAGGTTAAATAGTGCGCGGCGTTTATCCAGTCCGTTTCTGCCGCCATTGATAAGAAGCGTCACGCGCTCAACATCACCGGAATGAAGCAGGCAACCACGGGAGGCATAGAACCATGCGGCTGAGCGCGCGGCGTATTCATCCTGTTCAAGCAGCTCCGGATGGGCGACAAGGTCAAGCTTTAGAGCGTGGCCACAACTGCGATAGTTGCTCAGGCCGGTAACCTGTTTCAGCCCGCGACCGCGATATTTCCAGCCATCACCGGCAACCTGATTGCCAAGGTGTTCTTTTCCCCACTCTCCACCGTATACCAGATTGGCGATCGCTTTCTGGTTTGCCGGTTGTGTTGCTGTTCTGCCAAGTGCGGCGGCCTGCTGTTGAGTGATGCGGTGGCTTCCGAACGTCGGTACTAAGTTTTCAGCCGCGTAATTCAGGTTCTCCACCAGCCGGGTGAATCTGGTGCTTTCATGCCCCATCTGGGCAATAAACATGGCCTGATCAAGCGGTGCGGTTATGCCGTATTCCTTCATAGCGGCGTCGATATGCGGAAACCAGCGCGCAGCTAACCCGGCGCTGATGCCAGCCGCCTTTTGAAATTGTGATTGGTTCACGTTGTGCTTTCCCCTGCGATTCTTGCGATGTTGCCCCGTGCTCGCCATACGGCAATGCAGACAACGAGGTTGACGACCAACTCTCCGTAGTCGACCTGCACGTAATCACCGTGCCAGATTCGGAAAGCGGTAAACGCTGGAGCGAGAATCAGCCCATACGCCAGAAACTCCATCAGACGGCGGCGGCGTAGGCTCCGCTTTCTGAAGAACATCAGGCGTATGGTTATCAGGATGCATGCAACAGCGTTAATGTTTAGGATCAGTGTTTGCCACGTCATTCTTCCCCCTTTAACCCGGGTAAGTCTCCTGTCTTCGAGCGCTTAAGAACGCGAAGTAGGACAGTGACAGAAACCGTAGAGGCCGCCAGCGCGCCAATGGCTGGAGATACTTTCACGGCAACTGGCGGAGAAAGGTGACTTAATGCCGCATTGATAAGTGCTGCGATAATTTCAGATGCTGTACCGGCGCAGTAAACCCCACCAATAAACGAGATAAGCGCAAACAGTATCTGCTTCCAGAGCTTGTGATCTTCACTGCTAAGGACGTAAAGAGCGGCCCCAGCAAGTGAGCAAAGCATTACGGCTGGGGTAGCTTCTGGAAACATCGTGGCAAAGGTGATCCCGGTAGTACCGGCAGCAACACCAGCAGTTGCTGTAGCAGATATTGGTTCTGCGGACATTTAGCCCCCTCTTATTGCCGTGAGTCCTCTCAGAATGAGGGGATAAATCCCAGTATTGCTGGGAGAGGAAATCAACCAAAAATATGGTTTACATTTTTTTTGTGACGGAAGTTGCTTGTTAATATCATGAAAAATATATATAAAAACCCAAAAAAATCATCTAGTAGGAACAAAATGGAATTGCTACCCAAAATAGAATCCGTAACTTCTTTTCTTCGCTATATTTATGAACAAACTTCACCAAAGCACATTAGATGCTATAGGGGGCAATCCAATACTCAATGGGGAATGAGACCTTCGGTGATGCGAGGCCTACGCACTGATGCTGAAAAACAGATTTTTAGCGAACTGATGGTTGAGTCCCCGATAGAGTTTAATGATGATCGCTTGATGTTTGACAAACTTGTCAGGGCACAGCATTACGGTCTTCCAACGCGCCTTCTTGACGTATCTCTAAATCCTCTTGTAGCGCTTTACTTTGCGTGCAACGAAGAGACTCAACATAACGCAAATGGAGTCGTACACCTTCTTGACTTTGCTAAAAATAGAGTTCGCTTTTCAGACAGTGACACAATTAGTCTGATAAGTAACTTGGCACGACTCACCGATGCAGAAAAGTTAGAAATTAAGCAGGAATATAGGAAAGTTAAATCTTGGAATGACAATGCACATGAGGAGTTTCGCAAGCTGGCTCCGATGAAACGTCTTTACCAGTTCATTCGTGTCGAAAAACCATACTTCACAGATTCGATTATACCTGCCGATATGTTCAGATATCAGTTCGTGTACCCAGCTAAAACAAACAGAAGGGTTATCGCGCAATCTGGTGCGTTCTTAGTTGCTGGGCTGCTTGAATACAGCGCGCCAGGAAAAACTCAAAAAGGATTTACTGCTAGCAAGATCATAATACCAGCTGATTCAAAGCCTCAAATTCTAAAAGACCTTGATGTATTAAATATCAATTCAAGAACCATGTTCCCTGAGGTTGAGTTTGCAGCTGGCTATATTAAAAGGAAATGGGAGCGATGATTAACTTAGGACTAAGAGAAGCCTAAAATTTCTTTGAGTTATAAAAAAACCCGCCATATGGCGGGTTTATGTTTTGTTCTGTTGCTCAGTACGCTTTACTGTCCCGAGCCTAACACAATTTAAGCACTTTCTTGCTCACTCTGCAACTTAAATCTGTCGCTATTTGTGCCGAACGCGTCACAAAGTGGTGCGTAAAGGATCGATTCTGCAAGACTAACCCATGTATCAATGCGACGGCGGCACGTGATGAG